GGACGGTTTCGCCTTCGAGGTGGGATAACCCGGAGATCGAGCTCACCTTTTTGCGAACCTCGCCGCCAGTCGAGTATGTCGTGTGGCTGGTTGTATTGACGTTTGTGCCACCGAGATCCTGAAGCTGGAACGTCGTCGAGGTCACGCCGGCGACCAGGAACGACGTGTTATTGACCTCGGTCATACCTTTGACGCGGACAATCCGGATTTCATCGCCGTTCGAGAACCCGTGCGCGGACGACGTTGTCACGACACCGGGGTTCGCTTTCGTAATGCCGGTGATGGTAAACGGCGCGTTCAGTGTCAGCCCGCTATCGACGTAGAAAGCATCCTCCTGGAGGTCTTCATCTGCGTTAAAATTCTTTTCGAGACATTCGACGTAACGCTTTGTACTGCCATTGATTTCTCGTTTCACTGATACCCATACTTCGTCACGACCGGTGCTGTCCTTGAACTGGCCGGTTCCGTTCGCGCCGGGTATTACTGCGACCGACTCGACAACGGCGTCGCCGCCCTGAAAGCTGCCGCCAATGATGTGCCGAGACCAGCCGACCACGTCCTGGTCCGGTTGATAGGTCAGGGCAGCGAGGACACCGTCCTCGCGCACACACCATATGATGCTATCGGGTTCCTGCTGGTAGCTGAGCTGCACCACGCCGGACGTCAATACGCGGTCGTTTAGCAGTGTCAGGTCGAACGCGTCGAAGCCTTCCAGGCCGTTCGACTGGATAACGTCGGCAAATTCCACCAGTTTGCGTTCCTGGCGTTGTGCGAACACAAGCCGCGATCGCACCTCAACCGGCGGGATCCGCGCGCAGCCGCTCGACACTTCGAAGTCTGCCACGATATCGGTTGGCGTCAGGACTGACCCTTCGGAACGCAGCGTCCAGTTGCCGCCGAGGGTGCCGATGATCGGTTTCTTCCGTGAGGCGATCCAGAAGATATTGTTCACCGATCGGCTTGCGAAACGGTAGTTGATGGCGTTGTCGTCGAGCACATCGCCGTCGACATCGGTATCTGCGAAGTTTTCAAGGTCCGCTGAGGCCGACAGCCAGAACTTTTGCGGATCCACTGTCGTGGCTGCGAGTGCCAGGCGCTGCTGGACGAACGAAACTACTGACGGCCATCCGTCTGTGTCGTTCCATTCGCCGAGACGCCATTCCGTGGTGCCTGATGTCGGAAATCCGTCGGGGCTAAGAATGTCGATGCCGACAGACGTCGTACCTCCGCGGCTGACAATCAGCGCATACGCCTGCTTGTTACTGGAGTTTTTCGCGCGGATAAGCCGGCCAATGTCGGTGTTACGGAAGCCTGCGCCATCATTTATGCCGGTCGTCGAGCTTGCCGTCAGGACAATGCCTTTCCCTGTGGCGCTCGCAGCCGATACCGTCGTGGAGGTCGTGTTTTGATCGAGGTATGGCCCGTCGGTAAACAGTACCTCGGTCAGCGACCAGCTCGAGTGACCGAACCGGTCGAGCCGGTACACGTGTGTCGTGCTGCCGATCGCCATATACATGACGTCCGCCGACTGCGCGTAGGAGATGTTGGGCTGATCGGCCTCGGAGAACGGTGAATAAAGCTCGACTGCTGTGCCGTTATACAGTTCAACATCAGTGAGGTGGACCTGTTTGCCAAAACTGTTCGCGAACTCGATGTAAATAGGGTCACCGCCGGAAGACGTGTGGTCCTGCGTTACATCAAAGCTGATAACGTGGTAGCCGGTCTTTCGCTCGATATCGGCCATGAGATCCGATGCGCCGGCTGAGGTCCCCGCCCGCACGGTGAGGGTATCTCCTGCTTCACCGAGAATTGTAAATCCAATCACCACGGTTTTGGGTGCGGACACCGTTGCCCCGTCGAAATCAAACGCCTGATTAAACGCAGCGCCATCGTTCAGTTTGGCACAGTTTGGCGGGTCATTACTGCTACCGTGATGGGTCACCGTGCCTGTCCGGGCAGTCCAGCTCGATAGGTCGCTGGTAAAAGTGCCGTTCAGGATGTCTGTAGCAGATGTCGCCGCGTCACCGACGATGATGGCCTGGTCCTTGAAAAACCGGATCCGCTTTTCGGATAGACCGAGAACATAGGATTGAATGGTCGAGAAGATGAACGGCAGCAGAAACTCCCGTTCGGGATGCGTCCGCGCTTCGGCAATAAACCGGGAGCCAGGACGATAGGTAAAGCCGCCCTGCGGCAGCGGCAGGATGTTCTCGTACTGGGCGCCCGCGTTCTGGTACTTGCCGAATTGAACGCGGCCGGCCATCCGTTCGCCGAACTCTCCAGCGTTAAAGCTCTCCTGGTTCGGTTGCGTTGTAACGCTCATGAGGCGGGAGGATCTCCGGGCTCATAGGATTGCCTGCCGCCGTGACGCACCATGATGAAATCACTTTCCGGTAACTGATCCGCGTAGTTCTGGATGCTGTCGGCGGATTTCGCCATCGGCAGGTCCTGATCATGGAACTGATCGAACAGCTCCTTCGACAGGCTGACGGATTGCGCGAGCGCGGTCGCAAGCTGCGATGCAATGAGCTTCGACAATGCACGCCGGAATGTCGGCGGCATCTGGTTCGGGTCGACGACGCGCGCGATATAACGCAGGTAAACGTCGTCGGCGTCGGTCATGATCTTGCCGTCCTCGAGCTTGTACGGGACGTTGTCGGTGCCGTCGTCATGCTCATGCACGCTGACAGCGCGCAGGAAGTCGGCGGGCAGCTCGTACTCGTGGTCCCACTCGAACGCAGGCGTCGTCGAAAGCTGGCCCAGCTTCTGGCGCTTGGTCGCCCAGTTCCAGTGGTGCATCTCGCTCAGCAGGTCACGCATCTCGTCGTAGACCGCCTCGCACGCGTTGGCCTCTTTCGTACCGGACGTGAGAGACGTGATCGACTTCGAATGCTTGATGAGCTGAAGCGCGATGTTGCAGATCGAGACCTCGGACGCCATCTAGGCTGCTTCCTTGACCTTGGCTGCCTTGGCCGGCGCGGCCTTCTTCGGTTTGTTCAGATCGCGCCACGCACCGATCGGCTCGACGTGCGTGTTTTCATTCGTGGTCGACACGACCTCGAACCAGCACTTCGACCAGGATTTATCTTCGTGCTTGATACAAACCTGTATCTCGTCACCCACCTGGAGATAGCGCTGGCTAAGATTGTGGAAGTAGTCTTCGCTTTCGACATCTTCCTTCGTGTGGTCCTGGGTCACATAGTTGAACCTGGAGCAGAACTTCAGACGATCGATGTACTCGATGTCTTCGGGACGGGATCTCGCCATAACGGCCTCCTCATAAATAAAAGAAAACGGGGGCGACCCGTTCGAGCCGCCCCCGTGACGGGGCAGTTTAGTCCCCGTCGGTTTCAGCAACGGCTGTACCGTCACTTATGTCGACCACGCTGCCCGTGTTCGAAAGAACCGTGCAGAAGTGAGTTGTCGGCGTTGCAGTATCCGCGACGATAATCAGGTCGCGGACATCAAGCATGTTGGCGGCGTCGTTGAAGTAGCCGCTCGAGTTGATCGCAGCAATGTTGTCGGAAGAACTGGTGTAGACCCAGAGCTTCCAGTTATTGCCGTGACCCAACTGGGAAAGATTTGCTTTTTCGTAAGCCATGATAAATCCTCCTTAGCTGGTCGCGATCGCAGTGGTGTCATTGAGGTTACCCTCGATAACGCCGGTGTCGTCGATCATGACGGCTCCGCCACTCATCACATGGTTGATGAAATACGCTGCACGATCACCGTGCCACGTAATGTCAGCAGCAATGTTCTCATTGCTGGCGACGTTGTTGGCCGCCTTCTGTATCGCGTAGCCAATGGCATTTTTGTGATACACGAAGATCTTGGCCGTGGACGTGCCCTGCCCCGGTAGGTTCGGGAGCATGCACCATTTGACGTTCATCCATTCGCGGAACATCCGGTGACCCGGAATGCCTTCGCCGAACGGAAGACCGTTAGCCCCGACGTAGTCGGACGAGGCAAAGCTCTCGACCGTCATTGCCTGCGCGTAAGCGCGTGGGGTTAGAACGCCGTAGCGCATGCCGTCGTTTGGCACCGAGTTGGCGTCAAGCGCTTCGACCAACGTGATCAGAGACGCCTGGATAGCGGCGGACGATGTCACGGTATACGTGACGGTCGACTGCGACGTGCTGTCCAGCACGGTCGTGATCTGGTCATCGACCTTGCGGCCGAGGGCCATCGCGCCCGATTTGGCATAAGCCATGCGGACATCGATGTTGGTCTTGGCTTCATCGAGGCTGTCCGCCCAGTCACCAGCGTAGAAGTCGCTCATCGCGACGGACGGCTGGGTGTGGGTGGCGTTCATCGGTGTGATCTCACCGTGCCTAGACTTGGTGGTTGCGACGCCTGTTCCTAGCTTCTGGAAATAGGCTGTGCTGCCGACGATGCCGTCCTTGAGAAAGACGGTATCTTTCAGCATCGAACCTTCACGCTGGAATACGTGATGCAGGTCCTTCTGGTAGTCCCCTATGAAAGAGGTGGTAATTGAAGTGGACATGTTTACCTCCTGTCGTCACTTCGGTTGACGGGAGCAAACGCGTCGGGATAGCCAATGCCTGCTGTCAGCGGGGTGCCCTTGCGGGGCCGCCTTGCACAATTATCAGCGCCTTCGGTTTACGGTGGCACGTGTGTCGGGCCGCGGATGCGGGGTGCCGACGTGCCGGTTTATTCGACAGTCGCCTGTCAAATCTCAGTGTCGAGACAGCAACTCATTTGCCTCGCTCTCGTACACCCAGATGGGCGTCGAGGGGCCTACCCAGGCGCCCTCGATGTTGAACGAGAAGTATTCAGATGCATCCTGCCACGACATGTTCATGTCCTCTTGCAGGATGCTGATAGCCTTTTCGACGGAGTAGACAACGAGAGGTGCCTGCCCGCAGCGGTATCCGACGCCGATAATTGCGGCGTCGAACCCATCAGCGGTGAGCAGTTCCTGATCGTCCAGGTCGTCGAAATTGTCTTCCAACTAGAACGCCCTGCCTGCCCCGACGACAGAATTATTGCCGTGCAGTTTCTCGCTGAGCGCGTTGCGTTGTGCGTCGAGCTGCGCCGCCTTCGCACGATCGCCGGAGTTGTAGGCGGCGTGGATGTCGCGGCTGAGCTGGTCGTACTCGGCCTGGAGATCCGCGGATCCGGCCTGGCCGGCGACGCCAAAGCGGAGCTGACCTTCGTTGGTCAGGCGCCCGACCTCTGCCATGCGTTTGACGAACGCAGGGTGCGAGCCAAGCAGCATGCCGTCCTTGAGTTCGAGCTGCGCCAGCTCTGGCGACTGCGTCAGGAAATCATTGGCAAACGCCATATTCTCGTCGTAGCCGCTGCCCCACTCCTTGCGGAGATCGGCTTCGGCCTTGGCTAGATACTCCTGGTCGAGCCGCGAGACCTCGGCCTGTGCGTTTGTCTCAAACTCAAAGTACTTCGACAGCATCGCGTCGACCACCTTCTGCGGTGCACCGGCAGCGTGCATCTCGGCGATGACGTCCTTGATCGGACCCTGCATTGCCTCGAAGCTCGCCGCGTCCATGTTCTCGGGCGCCGTAATCTCGTAGTCGTCAGCACTTTCCGGAACACCCATTGCCTTCTGGAACTTGGCACGATCCTCGTCGGTCGCGTCGTCGCCCGGCATCTTTACGCGCTGGGACAGCTCACGGTTGGCCTCATAGAGCGCGTTCGCCATTGCCGCCGGTGTCGTGTAGCGGTTAGCAAGCCCCAGGACCTTTTCGTCCTCGATGCCCTCGGTCCAGCTTGGTGCCGGTGCCGTTTCGGTTGCGTCAGTCGTAGCCTCGAGGGTCGATTGTTCAGAACCCTCGGGGGTAGCCGTCGTCTCTTGCGCGACAGCGCCTTCGGTTTCTTCAGCCATGTTACTTCCTGGTTATTCGGGCGAGGTTGTCAGGTCGGCATAGAGTGCCGCCTTCAGTTTCGCTGCGATCTCGCGTTTCCCCGCCCATCGTTGTAAGAGCGCGGGATCGAGCGGCGGGACCCGACTTTCCGGATCCTCGTCTTCGGAGACGTCGTACTCTCCGCACCACGTCAAAATCATGAACAGCACGCGGCGGCCGACAATGTCGTCGCCGGCAAACACCTGGCGAAAATCACGGGCAACGTCGTCCGGCCCGTAGCGTTCCAGGTTGACCGATGTCACGAGGGCCTTGTGAAAGCCCTCGATGTCGGGTTTCAGGTCAGGCACCAGCCATCATCTGCTGTAGTTCGGGCGGTACCTCTGCCGGCGCCCCGCCTGCATCGGCCCCCGCCTTGTCTGCCTCGGCTGCCTGCTTCATGACAGGTGCCAGGCGCTCAGCGATCTGCATCTGTTGCTGCATCATCTGCTGCTGGGCCTGCTGCTCGCGCATCGCCTCGACGTCCGCTTCGTCCTTCATGAGCTCGAGCGGGAAGTCGTTGCTGTCGGCAATGAACTTGCCGTAAGCCGAGAAGTCGAACTGATCGAGGATCTCCGGCTTGAGCTGACCGATTTGCAGGATCCGGTCCATCGCCGTCCCGACGCCTGCCTCTTCGATTTGACGCTTGGCCTTCTCGACGGGCGACGCAAACCGGAACTGTACTTCGGAGCCCTGGAGCGGCTGCGGTATCGCTTCCGGCGGACCGAACGCGCCCTTTCGGAGCAGGATATTAAACGACCGCTCGACCAACGGGTTGGTGTAGGAGCTCTCCAGAGATCCGAACACGGACCCGATTTCTCTAACGAAGCTCTCGCGGCGTTCCAACACCTCGGTCGCCGTCATCTGCGGTGCGTCGACCGGCAGGTTCAGGATGTTCTTGAAGAACACTGCCATGATGCCTTCGCGTGCCTTGGCCTGGGCATCGAGACCCCACGGAATGTTTGCCGTGCTGTCCATCTGCTGGAACGGCTTAGACATCCCGAGGTTACGAATAGCCTTTGCATCGTAGTAGCTGACGCCGCCAGGACGCAGTTGCGGTGCGTTGACCATGCTGTCCGACGGCAGCAGCCAGGGCGGATCGACCGCGCGGTGCAACGCGCGAAGCATCGTCTTGCCCATCTGGTTCAGCGTCAGGACATCAGGCAGCGCCATCAGACCCGGTCCGCGGCCATAGCCTGAGCTGTCACGGCTCATCGTTGACCAGCGCGGAATGATGAACGGCATATCCATGTAGCCGCTCTCCTCGACCTCGTGCTCGCTGTCGACGTCGATCACGAGTGAAACGTAGGGCATGTCCTTGTTCGATCGGCTGGCCGGATCGAAGTCGTAGCGACGCGATACCCACCACACGAACTCGGACCGCTCCTCACGCTTGTGCTTTGAGCTGTCTCGGAGCCGTTCCCTGGTCTTGGCCCCCAGGTTTTCCTCGCCAAACATCTCGGCCGCCTGGCCGGGTGTCAGCATTTCACGGACGTACACGCCGCTGACCTCGTTCAGACCATCGACCTCGAGGTACATCTGCTTCGGGTGGAACGCCTTGTAGTAGAGGCCCCGCATGTCGGGACGTATCGACACGAAACCGTAGCCAGTGCCAAACGTCACGAGGTCGTCATCAATCTCGCCCAGCGCGGAGATGAACCGGCTGTCGGGGTTGTACATGTGTCGCCACAGGACATCCTCGGCCGCCTCGACCCATTCCTTGACCTCGGGCTCCTTCAGCAGGTCCTCGTCTTCCGGCACGATATCGAACCACTTGCCACCCTTCGTGGATTTGGGCCGCAGCATG